CACCATCCTTCTCCAAATTCCGTCATCTGTTCCCCGAATAATCGGCTTGTGATTCGTTGACACCCACAGTTTGAACTGTGGATGAAACTCAAAGTCCTCACCGTATAAAAATCGGGCTGTTATCTTATCCCCGCCCGTTAACTGCTTGATTAACCCCTCATCAAACCTAAAACCTTCGTTAGGTTCTGACGAACTGACAAACCTTGCACCATTAAGTGCTGCGATGTCATTATTAACTCCTGATTGTTGCCTAACCATCAACGAATCAGCCCTGATATTCCTTGCGTAACTACCTAAAATATCGCTAATTGTCTCAACGAATATTGATTTACCGTTACGACCACTACCGAAAAGGACAAACATGACTTGTTCTTTCGTACTACCAGTGAGAGAGTACCCGACTGCTTTTTGAATATATTTAATAACGTCTTTGTCGCTATCGAATATGTCATCTAAGAACCTATCCCAAACTGGCGTATCAGCTTTATCTGTATATTCTGAACTTGCTTGTCGAGAAAACATCTTGCTTATATCGTGTGGAAGAAGTTCTCCACTCGACAAATCAACGTAGCCGTTATCAGCATTTAAGAGCATGTCATTAGAATCGAATTCATCATGCCTTACACCGACCCGATGCTTGAGTTCATCAACAATCGCACGTTTCTTTGAGTTATTTCTCGTGTTACTTATGAATTTTCGCCATGCTTTTTCAACTTCTTCAACTTCGTCTGGATCCATATCTTCACTAATTGATATTTTTTCATTTCTCATGTCCTCGATCATCGCATCTATGAGTTGCCTAACTTGCCCCATGTCGTCTTTTTGCCAAACGCCTTGCTCATAAACGTAAAACTTACTATCAATGAATGAGTACCTAATCAAATCACCAAATCTGTCCATAAACCTATCTGCGTTTCCTGTATCGTCCCAACTCCTTGCTGGGTAGTCCTTCGGCTTGTTGATTTCACCTGTGCCAAAGTTTATGTCGTACTTTGGTGGCTCTCTCTTTGAAGATGGTGTAAAAACGTTTTGAGCGTCATTTATCGCCTTATATAGTGTCGCTTCTCCGTATGTTGTTTTACCTCTCTTTTCGTCCCACTTGGAACGCATAAGAGACGATTGCCTGAATAGACTGTCCATTTTCGTGAAATCTCTCGCACACCAAAAAGCTAAAATATTAGCAAATGCTAAGTCTGCTTCTGATTGACTCTCATAGTTTTCTTGCCAGTCATCATTCATAAATGACCTGAATGTTTCAGACTGCTTTGATTCCATGATTCGTGCGATTATTTCTGATTCTGTCAAATCGTGAGACACACCGTGTTCTCTATTGCCTACCCTGTCAAAATGCACAACATTCTGTGGATTAATATACTTATCATAAATACGCTTGATTGCCTTCTTGTTCGATGTATTAATCTCGTTGTACTTTCCTAGCGTGTTACCTGTCATCGTGAAGAAACGACCACTGTCGTACATTTCTATATTGTCTTTCCTTCGTCTTTCACCAGGAACTTTACCTTTTAAAATAATATGAATCCCGTTTCCGCTTGGACTAACTTCTGCATAACTTTTTAGACCTTCATACATTTCAAAAACAACATTATCGCTGTAATCACCGTGTCTTAATCGCTCTATTTCTTCTGGTACATCATCTATATCGATTCCCATGTAAGGATACTTAAAGAAGAAACCCAAACCGTCAGCACCGTGTTTCATGAGTGCATCTTGAGCAGATTTATAATCTGCCCAAGTGCTCTCGTCATTACTTTTTGCCATTCGGTTATCTATCGAGTAAGGTATTTTTGTCTTTTTGCCACCTCGAGTTTCAAACTTCCAAATACACCATTGTTTTAGTTCAAGTAACTCACGAGGGAATCTCTTTTTCCCTTGCATTAAAATGGAAAATCATCCCCTTCTGGTGCAAATGTTTGTGGTTGTGCCTGTGGTTGATTGCCTTCAAATACGTGATTAACATTCGTAAAGTTAGATGATTTGAACCCCCAAGGCGCGACAGTATTTTCATATACTGGATCATCAACATCTGTTGTTCGGTAATCATCAACTTCTTTTTTGACGTAAACAAGCGCTGTCTTACCTTCAATTAATCGAGTGAAATCGTCAACTGAATTAACTGGCGTTCCTTCTGGCACACCTACTGCCTTTAAAATGTACTGAAAACCTTCTACGTCATACTGATGAGTTGCTTTTCGCTTCCAGTTATCCATAAAAATGTGCCTGTTAGCAAATTTCCCATTAGTTTCTGCTAGTGCTGGTACTGACTTTAAATCGTTTCTAACGACTAAATCGAGTTGCAATGACTCTGCCCCGTTCGGAGTTGCTCGTTCCATCGCCTGTCTGATAACAACCTCGTACTCACCTGTTGGTAATGGTTTAAAATTATCGTTCTCATCTAACTTTGAATAATCTGTTGTAATAAATGACATTAAAAATCAATCTCCCTTAAATTTTATTTTTGTATTTTTGTTTAACCGGCTTCAGCATTGAATGAAATGTCGGCCAATTCATGCCATCGAACGGCTCGTACGTGAACTTTATCCACGACTCCTTGTAACCCCTAGATTTTGCGAATAGATAAAAGTCATCGAGTGTTTCTAATTCACTTATCTTCTTGCTTGCATATTCTTCCTTCAATTTAATCTTTGAGTAATCAGTCTCAAATTCGACTTTGTTTATTTTTTTAAGTTCTACGTCTACACTTTGCATTTCCTTAAGCTCAAAACCGAAAGACTCTTCACAACTCCAGCAATATCTCGCCTGTGCAGTATTTACCGCATGACAGTGCAAGCAATTTTTAACTGGCATTTCATTGTTGCTTTCTCCCCGTTTTTTCTTAGGTCTATCATTAATGGACCACTCTCTCTCTGTATCCGGTAAACCGTGCTTTTCATAATTAGCAACGTGGTCGATTATTGTTGCTTTCTTGCCTTTTTGATACCTCATCGATCGCATCGCTTGTTGTAAGAATAAGACTAAACTCTCAGTCGGCCTTACGAGTATCACGCAGTCGCAATCGGGAACATTGAAGCCTTCTGATACTAGGTCCACATTACAAAGGACATTTATCTTTCCGCTTCTAAAGTCACTCATAATCGACTCTCGTTTTCTCTCTGGTGTCTTTGCATCAGCGTGTACTGCATTGATTCCTCTGTCTTTAAATGCTTGCGCTAACTCGCTACTCGCTTCAACACTGTGAGCGTATAGAATGGCCTTCTTACCACTTGCCAACTCTTTATAATGTTCGACAATGTCACCGAATATCGCTCTATCAATAGCGTTGTCTATTGACTTTTTTGTGTAATCACCAGTTGATGAACGCCTTAATGCATCTAAATCTGCTAATGTTGGTGCATAGTATTCATAAGGTGCTAAAAAGCTATTGTCTATCAACCATTCGACACCTGGACCAGCAATCATGTCGTCATATATGTCTCTAAAACCTTTGCCATTCATTCGCCAAGGTGTCGCAGTAAAACCTAACCTAAACGCTTTTTCGTAATGATCGTATATTTTTCTGTACGTCTTAGCCCTTGAGTGATGTGATTCGTCTGTGATGATGATTGACGGATAAGGTAGTTTATCAAGCCTATTCACAACCTTACCGACTGTCATGATTGTCGAATGGCCCTCATCAACGCCCATTTGACTAAATGTTTCTTCGATTTGTTCTGCTAACTCTCTTCTGTGAACAATAAATAAGACGTGGTTACTTTTATCCGTTGCCATTTTAGCTATTGCAGCAATGACAATACTCTTACCGCTTCCAGGTGGACTTTGTATAAGAACACCCTTTGACCCACTTGCAATCGATTCTCTAGCACCTTCGACTAAGTCTTTTTGATATTCATAGAGTTCAAACACTCATTTATTCACCACCTTCGAACGTGAATAACTCATCTTGTAAAGCGAACTCTCTTTCATCTACTTGATTTTTTGCATATACATCATCGCTAGGCTTGAGAATAATTCCTCTTGATCCTGTTTTTTCACTGATGACCATTCGACCAACAATATTCATAAGCCCTAGCATTCCGTTCAGTATTTTTTCTCTTACGTCTGGATAAAACTTGTTATACGTTTGACCACTTGATGATGTGATGGGTATTTGTGTTTCCCAAGATGTGTATATCTTATTTACACCTTTCCATCCGTTGATGTAACGAATCATGTCTAAAATGTAATACGTGTACGCATTGTAATCTTGCATCTGCGGGGTACCCATATCACGACCGTCTTTCGTTTTACTCTCTTTAGCCTTTTCGCCAAACCACGCATTTTCAAACTCTGACAAATTGTCGATGAAAATGTTGTCATAATTTTGTAAGTGATTCTTCTCAATTTCTATTAGTAGCTTTTTCATTTCTAAGAAAGGCTTTGTTGTATCTAGATAAATAATGTCAACATCACTTGCGCCTTCTAATACATTCGTAGTTCTGTCTATGTCAACGACTAACGTTTTACCTGGCAAGTATCTAGCTAATGACGTTTTGCCAACACCTGGTGCAGAAAAAACAAGTGCTGACACGTTTTTACCACGTTCTAATTCTGTTGCTTTAGTGATTTGCAAAGACATCTTTTCCTTCCTCCTTTTCTGACAAATACTTATAAATCTTTGAAACAGCTTCAAGGTAAGATTTTTTGTCGTTATCTATGTTTATATATAACTCGAACTCGTCAGATGTTTCGCTGTACTTACCAATCGTTACGTACTTTCCACCACTGCTAACACTAAAATAAAAATCATTTTTCACGCATATTTCAAGTAAATGTTTTAACCTCTCCATTTTTGTAACCTCCTAAAATTCTAACGTTACTTGTTCGAATGTTTTTCCTTTAATTCGTGTAGTCGTCTCTACTTCGACTAACTTGTATTGCTTTATCAACTCTTTAAATTCAGACTGTTCGAGTTTATTTAGTGACCGATAAACTTTAATTTTTGAGCCGTACTGATAAATCTTTTCAGCCCTTTCGATATCATCAGTAGTTATTACTTCACTGACCATTGATCCAAACGGTAAATTTCTAATAAACAACTGACTGTCTTTTTTATGTTGCAAGATGAATGTTTTCATCATCTAATCCT